TTATTGGCCTTTGTTCGTTTTTGGCAGCATCTAGAATACGCGTTCTCGTTTGCGTCCGGAGTGTGAAAAAAAAGTATGTCGTCCAGTTTTTGCAGTCGTTCTAAAAATGGATACTTTTCTTTATGTTTTGCTGCCGCTGCTGCCGCTGCTCTTGGTGCACCAGTCCCGCCAGCAAACGGATCCTCATCGTCGCCCGAGGCTTCGTCGCCCGAGGCTTCGTCGCCCGTATCTTCATCATAGTCTGGAAAAAATGGGGCCGCCTCAGCCTCAGCTTCAACTTCAGCATTTTCCACGGGATTGTCTAATAGCGGCGGCGGGCGCGCCGGCGAAAGTATGGGTGCATCCACTGCATCCTCCACTGCCTCCAGTGCCGCTGCTACTGCTGCTGCTGCCGCCACCATACTGCCTTGGCGCGACGGCTGTTTCGGTGCGGTTACCGAGCACATTCTTTTGACATCCGCTTCTGGTACCGACGTGCTACTTTCGTTATGAAATATTCGGAGCAGTGCGTCGATATAAATTGGGAACGTACACAGATAGAGCACGTTATTTATGTTTTCAATCACAAACAGTTTGCTGATTGGGGTGCGATTGCTAATCGTTACTCGCATGCCGTGCAATGATACGCCACCCGAGACGGCGGACGACATGTAATTGTCAAACAAGTCGCGCACGCGAGATTGCGCGTTAACAGCGTCCATCGTACCAAATTGCTGCACAACTTTATTTGCAATCAGTTCAATCAATGCGTCAACCCTATCCGCGTCATCCGCGTCGTTTGCCGCGGTCAGTTCTTTCATGTCCATACCTTCAAACTGTTTGCGAATAAATAACTCAATGTGCCCGTATTCATTAAATTTGGAAACGCGTTTCATTATCATTGTGGTTGTTTTAGCTGCGGCGGCGGCATGGGCAGGATCCAAATTAAAAATACTGTACCCGCATCCAAATATTTCCTTCACGTTTATGGCGTTGTCATTATTAACGTGTAGTTCGTACGCCATATTAACAACGTCAACGTTTTGGGTGTCATACAGCGAAGAGAATTTCGTAATCGAAAATCCGTTGCGCTCAAACGCGTAGTTTAACGTTTTTATAGTTGGGTTCAGAACCGACTTTATTATTTCATCAACTGCGGCCACGCTGCAAAGCTCGCGCAGGCTAACCGTTATGAAAATGTTTCCGGCAGCATCAAATTCGCAAACAATGCTTTCACAGCCAGCTTTTGCGGCACCTCCTGAAAAATTGGAATAATACAGACTAACCCTACTTGATTTCTTGCACATTTTATTTATTCGGTTGAACTCGGTAGTTTCCAAAAATGGAACTCGGCCTCCAAACCGGTTCACTCCTGGAGCGTGCAGCTTATACAAATTATCGCGTTTTGCGTAGTTCAGCTTGATGAACAGCAGCTCGTCAGTGGTGCAAACTGTTTTGAATACCGCTTCAATTGGAAAAACCATCGTTGCGTTGGGTTTAATTACCGCGCGCACGGACCTAATTCCTTGAGCAGCGTACGAGAACGTTTTCGCTTTACCGGACGGATTTATAACGCTTGTGGTGCGGCCGTCGTACACGTCGTAAAATAAATTCACGTTGGCGCAATCCCGATCAAACGCGGCATCCGATAGATCCGTTCGAACTTCTTCCGCAAGCCGGCGTTTAAATTCATTCGAATTCACGGATGCCGAAGTCGATAAATCGTCTTCCAACTTTTTTGCAATAAACGGGAAATATATTTTCAATGATCGGCGGCCGTCGGCATCATTCTTATTTGAAACGTCCGTGGAATAAACCATTACGTCCTGCATCGTGCATACGCAAATCGTGTTGAATAGCAGGAGACCGTAATCCATCAATAATAATTGCCCGTTATCGGTGACGGGTATCTCAAGTATGTCTGGATTATACGATGTCTCTACAAACGGAATTACCGAAAACATGTGAGGTAATCCGTCTTCTAAAAATGAATGCCCCATAGCGACATTTATAACCTGCATTTTGCATTCCAATGAGAGGTCGCGCACGTCGTCATAGTAATACGTGTGCTTGTTGCCATCGCTTGCTGCTGCTGCTGCTGCTGCTGCTGCTGCACCATTAGATGCATCCGCGGATGGGGACTGGGGCTGGGGGGGTTCGCAACCAGTTACCGACGATAATTCGGTGACGTCGCTAATATTGTCTATATTTGAAATAAAAATCTCCATTTTGGTTCGGGTGATTATGTCCCGTCCCGATCGTGTTAATTCATCGTACGCCATTTGGGTTGTATACGACGAAACGCCTCGTTTTCCGAAAAGGTACAGCTCGTCTTTGGAAATTAAACTATCTTGGGTGTCTTGGTTATCGTTGTTGAGCAACCTCATTATTTTTCGTTTAATGGTGGTAATCGTGTCATCCAAATGGATGCGCTCGTTTACAAAAACAATCGATATGGAATGGGAAACAATGGTTGCCAGTTCAGCTAGACTAAAAAATGGTGACATTATTTTAATATCCATTTCGGACAGCGCATTATCACCGCCCATACCCATTTCTGCTTCTTCGCCGACTTCGCCCATTTGCATTTGACGATAAGATGCGCCGCTACCACGACCAAAGTACGCGGGCATGAACGTTTCGCTCATGTACGTATTCATGTCTACGACAGAACCATCCGGTATAGTAATTGTAATCTTTTTGCCGCAGAATACATATATTTTATTTATAACATCATTAGCCCCGATATGCGAAACTTTAAATACGGTACTGTCGCGATACACGTCGCAAACGTCAACTTCCTGCGTACGCATAGATGCAGATGTTGCCATATTTTATTTTATAAATGCGTGCTATAATTACTTATATTTACTCACTATATTATTTTATTATATTATTATTATTAATTAATATAATAACAATAATAATATAAGATAAAATTTATTTTCGTCTACTTAATCTCTTCGTCTTCTTCTTCTTCATTCGTCTCGCAGTTCGGACTTGTTTTCTACCACCAAAAGCCTGCCCAACCCAACCCCATGGTGGTGCCTGCGACGTATGCGCCGCAGGATGCGCCGGCTGCACAGGCACTTTATTGTGCTCGGCATACATAGTAGATACCAACTCATTTGTTAATGGTACATCCTTCCGCGTATTCTTGTGACGCAATAATCTCAGGCTGAAACTCTCGCACGACGACTTGTCGCGAAACTCAAAATTAGGTACCCCCATTTCACTGTATTTTCCCAAGTCACCTGGTGTCATTGGAACAATTTCGGGTGTTAATAATGGCAAATCAGTAAACCTGATATTGTAATGATCCAAAGCGCGAGCAAACATGTGTTCTATATATCGTTCCTCCCATGGTTTGCGACCTTTGGTCATATGTCGCTTCATTTTATATGTACCCGAATAAAAATTAAAAAATAGGGTTGGCTTATCATCTGTATCCGTAGCTGGCATACACATTATCTCACCCGACGCGTACAGCGTGTAATGTATAGTTTCATCTGGATATTCTTTCGAATACGTTTTAAAAATGTCAGCATCCCTTTGAGCAATCCGGTAGAAAATTTGATGATGTTTGCTACCAAACTCATACATTGTATGTGCCCGCGCGGTATATATGGATATCGGCTTAACTGATGAAATCGTACCAGAACCTCGATTAATCGAATCAGTGGACATGATCACGTATGTGTATACAGAATCTGGTTCAAATTCCATTTTATTTCGTTCCAACGGGCTTACTTCGTCTATAATTGCGGAATTTTCTGCATTATATGGATCCAAATAAATATAATGGAACCCGCTGGGAGATTGAAAACACTGCGTATTCGGAACTCTATTGTAGATATTGTTTATGACATTGTGTGATAAAAATCGTTTCTTTTTGGTAAACTTTCAACCGGCGCTGCATTGCTTCTTGTGCTATTATGTGTAGTTAGTTTACTCATTGTTTTGCTATCATTTGTACGCGATGATGCTAATATCTTTGATAACGCAAGTTTGCGTGCCATTACATACGGCACTTGGTGATGGCTCTCTTGCGCCGCTGCCATGATTTATTTTATTTTTATTTATCGGTTATTATTATAACTAATATTATAACTAATATAATAAAAATAAAAATAAAAATAAAAATAAAAATAAAAATAAAAATAAAAATAATAATAATAATAATAAAAATATTAAAATCTTATAATCCAAGCGTTTGTACAAATCAAATACTAAATCTTAGTAACGGCGGTTCAACTTTCGCGTATTTTTTTTCTTCCGGCTTAGCCTGCCGCCATTTGTTACGGGAACAAACGCGTCTTCCATTCCAGCAAGTCCTGGACGTTGGGTATATTGTATTGGATTGATAATAGAAATTGGAAATATGGTTCTATGGCCGTTTACCCTAAAAATAAAATTTCGACCTTCTCTACCGAGATATGTACCTGTAATGGGTACCCGGTTATCCCTGGTTTGAAATCGGTACAGTTGATCAACCTGTAACCGTTCTGGTTGTTGTGTCCATGGTCGCATTAATTCAGGGGTCCTGATACGCGTTGCTCTTCGTGTTACACCCCCTTTCATTTTGTATAATGTTTTATTAAACTAAGTTTATTTATAATTAAACATTATATTTTATTATATTTTATTTTATTTTATTTTATTTTATTTTATTTTATTTTATTTTATTTTATTTTATTTTATTTTATTTTACAAATTTTCAAACAAACACATTACAAATATAACCCATAGTATAATTTGGTTTCATTTTTTTTAAGAAGCTGTTCCAGATTTTCGCGGTCCAGTGTGAACGGAAATGTTACCCGCGTCTTGAGCTCGTTTGAAAACATCGTTGAGATCGATTCCGGTTTCATTAACCGGTAAAGGTTCAGCTTTGTGTGTATAATTTCAAGACAGCGTTTCAGATTTCGTACACCGGCTTCGTTGTCGGTATAATTCTCAACAATGTGTTCAATTATGTTTTGTGGAATATTAATGTCGCCCTGACAAAATTTCACTTGTTCCATTATTTTTGGAACCAAGTAATTCTGCGTGATGCACACTTTGTCTTTGGTGGCGTAGCCCGATGTGTGAATGCGGTACATGCGGTCCAAAAGCACCCGATTTACGCGGCTCTCGTCATTGTAGCTGAAGATAAACAAACACTTGCTCAAATCAAAGTTGAGCTCTGCAAAATACTTGTCATGAAAGTGGCTGTTCTGGCTGCTATCCGTCAAGTGCGTTAGAATTCCCACAATTTCGTCACCTTTGGGCGTCTCGCTGATTTTGTCCAGCTCGTCAAAATAGATGACGGGGTTAGTGGATTTGCACTTCATGAGAATTTCCACAATCTGTCCCCACGTGCTGCCTTCATACGTGTACGAATGCCCTTCCAGGAAACTGCTGTCCGTCGCACCTCCGAGCGCAATAAATGCGAAATCGCGGCCCAGGATTTGGCTGATACCGTCCTTAATCAAACTCGTTTTACCCGTCCCGGGCGGACCCTGAATTGCGATCGCAGTTCCCATCGCAGAAGGATTGGATATCCACTGTCCCACAAGTTGCATGATTTGCAGCTTGGCATCGTTCAGTCCGTACACCGCACCGTCCAGCTGCTTCTTGGCCGTCTCCATGAACGCGCTGCACGCATCCATTCCGTTTTCAGCAAGCGTTACTGGCAGTTTTTTCTCGTTATTAAACGGTATTTTCATAAATCCGTCCACCCAGTTTTTGATTTTGTAATATTCGCCGGAGCCGGGTTCCATATGTCGGAGCGACGATATTTTGCGCAACGCAACGGATTTGAACTCTCGGGGTATTTGAGACTGCAACACACTCAACCTGTACGGAACATCGGTGAATGATAATTTGTTGACTTCTTGAATTTCCGATAGCACGATGCGCTGCTCTTCGGTGCTCAAATGTTTCTTGAAATACACAAGATCATTTGTCGCGCTGCGCTTACGAAGGAGTGTTCGGAACGTTTTGCAATTTAGCTTCTTTTCTTTTGCGGTTCGTTTGAGTTTATCCGCGCGCAGTTTTTTTGCAGAGTGTTTTAGCTGTTCGTAGTATGCTTTTAATACCATATTGTCCTTATCCTGTTCCAGTAACTCGCCCAGGTTTGTAATCAACATGTTGACGGTCGCTTCATCTTTTTCGTACCCCTGTTTACCAAATGGCGATTTTGAACAGGCTTTCCTAATATCGAATTCGGCATTGCTGGTGTTGCTGGCATTACTGAGAATACTGTTCGAACTCCCAGTTCGGCGCAGCTTATTTTTATGCTTTTGTTTTTTGTTTTTATAGGTTATTGCTCCTTCATCCTCGTCATCGTCATCCTCATCATCTTCGTCATCATCGTCATCCTCATCATCGTCATCATCGTCATCCTCATCATCGTCATCATCGTCATCCTCATCATCGTCATCCTCATCATCTTCGTCCTCCTCATCTTCGTCATCTTCGTCATCATCCTCATCATCGTCCTCATCGTCCTCATCTTCGTCATCATCCTCATCATCGTCCTCATCATCCGCAGATTTCCGCCCCTTCGACTTCATTGTGATTACAATATTGAGTTTTTTCGATAAAAGGTTTCTCAAATGCTTTGTTGCCTGCTTTCTGCGAATTGCAGAAGCTGCAGAATTCGTTGAAAGTTCATTGGACCCGGAACCGGCATCATCATCGCATTCGTCGCCATCATCATTCGTGGTGGTAGTAGTTATTGTTTCATCGTCGTCATTTTCACTCATTTCTGACGACGACGGCGCTGTTTCAACCACGCGTTTGCCGATCTTCTTTTCAACAGAGCCGCGTCCATGCGATACTACCGCGGTTGTTGCAGATGATTTCTTTGCAGGGCTTGATGTGGTGGCAGATGTCGTATTTTTTGATGTTGTTGGAGACTGCTTGGATGCAACTTGACCATTTTTTCCAGAACCAATTGTACGCTGAATTACTCTTCCGGACCGCGTCACGAGATTGGATGCAGTAGACGGAGTAGACGGAACCGAATTAACCTTTTCATTTTCAACCACGGGCTTTGTATGTTTTTTTGTTTTGCTCGTTGATGCTGCTACCGCCAGGTCATCTGCTTTTATTTTTTCTGCCAAATGCCTTGAAGGAAATTGCGAATACAGAAATTTCCGATAACTGCGGCCGAAATCTCCATCATAGTCTTCTTCGTTGTCACCACTTCCACCACGGCGTTGTTGTTTCTTAACCATTTGAATTGAATTAATATTTTTTTCTAAATCTAAATCCTAAATAAATAGACGCGATGTTTTTAATACAAAAAGAATAAAACATAAACTTATATTATCAATTTTTATTTTATTGTTTTATTGTTATCAAAAATTTATAAAAATTTAAAACGTCTAATAACAAGGTTATAAAC